CGCGCGCGAGCTCCTGTATTGTGGATAACGTATTCATAGTGCAAGGATGCCTCTGGTCTGGAGTCGCGCCAATTCGCGCGGCTCCGGTGGTGGTTCACACAATATTTATTTACCGAGATGCCTGATAATGATGTCTTCAATCATCTGCTCATCGTCGCGGGTGAAACCGAGCAACGGGCGCGCCGCGTACTGCACATCCCGGCTGTGACGATTTGGCCGGTCTTTGAGGCCATACTGATGCACCCGCGCCATGCGCTGTACCCTGCCGGTAAATTCAACCACCGCCGCACTGTCGCTGCCTTTGGCTTTCATAAAGCGGTTAGTGCGCAGTCTGGCGAACATTTCGCGCCTGATACGGCCTTTCTTACTTCGCACCGGCTGGCGCTTTCGGGCGGCATACGGGGTGCCGTCGGGTGCCTGCTGTCGCCTGATGCGCTGCTGCTGACTGGCGCGCAGCTTTTTTGCAATGTCAGCCGCCATTTGACGACGCGCCGCCGGTGACAGGCTGGCAATCAGACCGGCAAGGCGCTCCTGCAGCGCGGTTAACTCACTCATCCCACTTACTCACCAGCTCGCCGTTAACGTACAGCTCGACCGGGCGCGTCACTGGCTCAGGCAGCGGTGGCTCAGGGGCATAGCTGACATGCAATGCGCCGTCGACCTCTTTGACGAGCGTGCGCTCGGTGAGTCTCAGGCTGATACTGATATCGAGCGAATCGTCGTTATTGATATCAATCATCCATGTGAATCCTTTCTCCCGCCCGTCGTCGGTGGTCATAATGTCCGGCTGATGCTCACGCAGCCATGCCTGTACCGGCACAAATATCAAATCGAGGTCGCCGGTAAAGTCAGTCACCACCACGTTAAGCACGTACACCTTTTCAAACGACAGCGAGCTCTCCAGTCGGGAATCCGTATGCCCGTTATCAGCGAACAGGCGCAGCATATCGGGGTTGTTTCGGAGCTGCGGCACGGCGTTAATCAGCGCCTTGCGCAGGCTTTTGTGCTTCTGCATCGAGTTCATCCTGACAGTGTTTGACGGTTTTGACCTGCAGCGCGCAGGCGGTCAGCGCGCCCTCAAGGCGGCGGATATCAGCGCTCAGGTCACCATTAGTTTTCGGATCACTTCCCGGCATCGGGCAAAGGCTCACCCTCGGGCATCCGCTGACCACAATCACCGGCGCTGGCGCAGGCGGCGCGGGTGTGCAGCCTGCGCACAGCATCAGGCAGAGGAGCGTTATACCAGCGGCGAAAGGCTTCATTTTCATCAAGTAACCTCGTTATCGTCTGCTCGCGGCGGTTTGCTTCTGCGCCTGCCTTTGCGAGCTGTTCGCGCAGTGCCACCTGCGCGGATTCATTACGTCTGGCGAGCTGGCCGGCGACACTGAGCTGATTTTTCAGCATGCCAATCGTCGCCTTTTGCTCGCTCGCAACGCGGTTTGCCGTCTCAAAGGAGCGGGATAAATTGCCGTTCTCATGGCGCAACCACATCAGACCGAGCACGGCCAGCACAAACAGCGTTATCAGGACTTTCATGCCACCACCCCGCCAGCCGTGCGCCAGACGGTAACCAGCTTTTCGAGACTGTGCTCGCGCTGGCCGTAACCGGCACCCGGCAATGACGCCCAGATATTCCGGCAACGGGAAACAGCACGCTCAATACGCCCCGCCCGGATATCGTCAATAGCACCGCGCTCCCGGATTAACTGGATCGCGAGCTTGTCCTGCGACAGTGGGCTGAAATCAGGCAATGCGAGCTGTTTTTTATAGTGCGGCCAGAACATATAAAGCTGCTGGTAACGCCCCGATGCTGTGGATTTCTCGCCACGGCGATTAAACACTTTCGGTGGTCGGCCATGTGCGAAAGGGTGGTCGCTGTAATCGGTGAAAATCTCTGGCCTGCCATCAAGGCCGGTAACAATGACGTCGTAGCCACGGTTTTTTGTCAGCGGATGGTTCGCCGTTCCTTCGGAATACGCCAGCATGTCCAGAAAGGCGGCGATATTCTGGTGAGTATTAATGACCGGCATCGCCTTCCCCCTTCTGTGACTTAAAGCGGCGCTGAATGGCGATTTCCACCACCTGATAACCGGCAATACCGAGCATGGATCCAATACCGCACACAGCGGGCAGTGACATATCAGGAAACTGCACCAGAACAACACCGGCGACCATTGAGACAAAACCGCCGAGCAACATGCGCCCGATAAACAAACGCGGTGTGATGGGTTCACCGCCTGCCAGCACTTTTCCGACCACAATCAGTGCCCCAATCACAAACAGTGACAGGACGCCTTTTTCCCCTTCTGTCATGGTTTACTCCCAAAGATTGATAGTTTCAGTTACGGGTGAAGACGGCACATCCGGCAGCTCAATTGCCGTGCCATGCGGCAGAATGACGCCCAGCTCAGACAGGCCGGGATTAGCCTGCAGCACCGTTTCAACCACGCCCTCAGTGCGCCCGTAATACCTGGCGCAAATCACGTCGAGGGTGTCGCCCTGCATCGACCTGACCTTCATCAGAGCTGGCCCACGATGCAGCGCGGTTTGTCCTGCAGACGCGCGACCGACCAGCGCATATCCCGCCACAGGTCATCAATGGTGGTTTCGACGCTGTCGGCTTTTTTGTCACCCTTACCGGTGGCTTCAACACCGCGATAGCGCTCATACAGGGTGGCGGTTGCCATCGCCGTTACGGCGCTCAGATAGTGGAAAATACGCACATTCTCGCCATCGATTTCCTCAGCAGGCACGTCGGCCAGATGCTTAAACCCGGCGGCAGTCTGGCGCAGCCGGTAGTCGTAAAGCTCCGCATTGGTTTCCGCCATGCCAGTTCTGATGGCATGGCGCAGGCGCGCATCGGAAACCGTCTGCTCAAGCCGCATCAGCTCGCGCACACGCTTCGGATCCACATCAGGGAAAAAGAACGTGTTTTTAATTACTGCATCGCCCGTCTCCGGTACGGGAATCGCCACGCCCGGTACGTCCTGTGGTTCGTCGGGCTGGTTCAGAATTACTGTCGTCATGACAACCTCATCAGGTTGGGCGGTGGACGCCGGTCGCCGTCAGGGTCAAAACCCGCTTTGACCGGCGTGCCGCCCGGCTCGGGGAGCGTTCAGTTAACCGGCGGTTTTTACCGCCTTTGGTGGACGCCCGCGCTTTGCTGCCGGTCTGGCGACAGGTTTGCGCGTACGCGGTTTAGTCGTTTTACGGGGTGGTGCCTCCGCTTTTGGCTTCAGTGCGCGTTCCAGCCGCTCAATCTCCTTGCGCACACCGGCATTGCGGTCGAGCTGCATCGCGCGCTGAAACTGCGCCAGCGCCTCTGCATTCATACCGGCATCACGCAGGGTCAGGCCTGTCACCTTATGCAGACGGGCGCGCACCATATCGGGAACGTCAGCACCGTCGGTCAGGTCGATAGTGGTCTGCAGCCAGGAAAGGTCGACAGACTCACCGGCATCGCGCAGACGCTGCGCGGCAAGCGCCACTTCCTCAACCAGCATGTAAGGTGTTGTGCGGCGATGGTCAGAGGTGAGGCCGTATTTCAGTGCGTAGGGGGCAATTTCCAGAGCGCCAGCGATATCACCGGCATCGAGACGCCACAGCATGACGGTCATAACAATGTCATCCTGCGCACCACGACCATCAGTCAGCACACCGGCGACCCACGGCGCATAGAACGGCAGCAGCTCGCGCTTTTTCTCGGCTTTACGTTCGTTTGAACGGATGTTTTTTAACGTGCGGCGGTCATCGGCCAGCTTAACCAGCATCTGCTCATAGGCGGTTGCATGGCGCAGCGGGGCTTGTTCCCTCTGCGCGGCTTGAGAGGCCGAGACCCGCATCATGTGACGCTGTGCGGGGCTCGTCATGGTTTAGGCTCCGCTTTCCGGTGCTGCAGGTGCGGTGAAATCGCCCAGGGTGATGTTTTCCAGCAGGCACCCGGCGGCATACGCCTCGACCACATAGTCGATATTCATCGACTCGTAGTTTTCAACGCGGTCTTTTTTCGGGTTTTCATCAATGCTGCGGCGGTGGCTCTCATCCATGAAATAGATAGAGAGGTTTTCCAGAGTAGTTACCAGTACGGCATTCGCCGGGAAGTACGGCACGCGCACAGCAGGCAGGTTGCCGATTCGCTTCTGGCTGATGATGATATCTGCCGCGAGCGCCTCGCTGTTTTCCTGCGGCTTGTTCACCAGCGGGAAATATTTGTCGGCCAGCAGCTTACGGCCAACGATGGCAACGAGTTTCGGGTCATCCTGATAAACCTCGTCAATCAGGTTATTGGTCGCATCCATCACCAGCGCGTCGAGGTTCTCATAGTCGCCGTTTCGACCGACGCGAATCACTGCCGAAACGACCTTACCGTCAGCATCGGTGATATTGCTCATCACACGCGTCGGGGCTTCATTGCGGTATTTCTGCAGCCAGCCGACGGCTACATCCTGCAGCATCGGATTTTTGGTGCGGTCAGAGGTGGCAGCGCGGGTGGTACCGTTAAAACCGGCCATGATGAAATCGAGCGCCTGACGCTTGACAATGGCGTCGCGGATGCGGCGCTGGAAGTCCTGAAAACGCGCCCACAGGTCGAGGGTTTTATATTTCAGGTGGAAGTCAAAGTTAATCTGGTCGCACTCGTACTTGTTGGATTCAAGCGCGGTGAAGTCTGCGGTCTTACGCTCATCATCGCCCGAGGTATCAGTCGTGCTGGCGATAGTACCGGTCACACCGACGCCGATTTTCTCACCCTTCATTTCTGCGACCGGCAGAATATTAATCGTCTGCAGAAACGCGGATGACTCCTGCACTTTGTTCATCAGCGTTTGCGTGACGGACGGCTCGACGGTGAATTTTTTACTGACGTCATCAGTGTTGATGCCGTTCAGCTCAGCGACGCGGGTCAGATAGGCATTGAACTTAAAACGGGTTTCCGGGCGCATAGTATTTCCTGTTTGAATTTATCGGTTAGTCACTGCATCGGACGGGGTTTCCGCCCGGTTTCTGTTCTGCAACTTATCAGCAGTCGGTCAGCAGCTCATCGCCACCGCCGCCGCTGGCTTTCGTGCGTCGCGGCTGGCTGAAACTTTCGGTTTTGTCGAGGGTGGTTTTCAGGGCGGAAAATGCCTGGCTGGTTTCTTCAACCTTGCCGGTCAGTTCCTGTTTAAAGGTGGCAAGCGCGGTTTCCATATCGGAAAGACGCTTATCCTGCGCAGTGAGGCTGGTCTGCACATGTTCGCTGACGGCGGTCACCGCCTCATGTACATCACTCATGCGCGCATCGTCGCTGACCTGCTTACGGCTGAAAATGGCTTTCACCTTGTCGGCCAAGCTGTTAAGCACCGTGTCGGGAACATCTTCAAATTCCAGCTCGGCCAGCGTGGCGGCGGAAAAGACATTTTCAGGGCTGGCCTTAAAGCGCTGCAGTGGGTTGTGTGTCGCATTGCGGCAGAATTCGAGATATTCGGTTCCGAGGCTCGCCGGGTCATCAGTGACCGCAAGGCCGACGAGGTAGCATTTGCCGGTATTGGCAAAATTCGGCTGAATTTCCATAGAGGTATAGACCTTCTGCAATTTTTTATTCATTGCAATCAGGTCATCGGTCGGGGTGATTTTAGCGAACAACGCCCATTTGCCGTTAAGCGCAGAGTCGTCGTCAATCTTCTCGGCTTTCAGCTCCACCACATCACCCAGGCGCTTAAAGTCGCCGTCGGGGAAGAGACCGCGAATATGCTCAAGGTTGATGCGGCAACCATATACGCGCGGGTCAAACGACTCGGCCATTTCCTGAATATCGCTGGCGCTGATAATACGCCCGTCGCAGGTATCACCCTCGACGCCGATACGAAAGAATTTTGATACTTTTTTTGCCATTGTCAGGAGTCCTGATGTTGGGGTTACGGGTCAACGCCAGTTTCCAGTCTCAGGACGTGCCAGACCACCAATGACGACTGGATAACCGCCCACACAACAGCACCTTAGCGAATCGCTGACGGCCATTAAGTAGCCTTGCCCTGAATCCACTACGGCGAGGCATCAATGACCATTTCCACCGATACAACCTTGTTGCATGACCCGCGACGACAGGCATCGCTGCTTTACTGGCAGGGCTTTTCCGTGCCACAGATTGCCGAAATGCTGCAGGTCAAGCGCCCGACCGTGCAGAGCTGGAAACAGCGCGACGGCTGGGACGGCATCGCACCGATTTCCCGCGTCGAAAGCAGTCTTGAGGCGCGCCTGATTCAGCTCATTTCCAAGCCGCAAAAATCAGGCGGCGACTTCAAAGAGATTGACCTGCTCGGGCGGCAGATTGAGCGACTGGCGCGCGTCAACCGCTACAGCCAGACCGGCAACGAGGCCGACCTTAACCCCAACGTTGCCAACCGTAACAAGGGGGAGCGTAAGAGGCCGAAAAAGAACTTTTTCAGCGATGAGGCTGTCGCAAAGCTGGAAGAAATTTTCTTCGACCAGTCTTTCGAATACCAGTTGCAGTGGTACCGGGCAGGACTGGCGCACCGTATTCGCGATATTCTCAAATCCCGCCAGATTGGCGCGACGTTCTACTTTTCCCGCGAGGCACTGCTGCGCGCGCTCAAGACCGGCCATAACCAGATTTTTCTGTCGGCCAGTAAAACGCAGGCTTACGTGTTCCGGGAATACATCATCCAGTTTGCGCGACTGGTTGACGTCGACCTGACTGGCGACCCGATTGTCATCGGCAACAACGGCGCAAAGCTGATTTTTCTCGGCACCAATTCCAACACCGCACAGAGCCATAACGGCGACCTGTATGTCGATGAAATATTCTGGATCCCGAATTTTCAGAAGCTGCGCAAAGTCGCCTCGGGCATGGCCTCGCAAAAGCATCTGCGCTCAACTTACTTTTCGACACCTTCCACGCTGGCGCACGGCGCTTACCCCTTCTGGTCTGGCGAGCTGTTCAACAAGGGGCGCGCCAGTGCCGCTGACCGCATCGAAATCGACATCAGTCACAGCGCGCTCGCCGGTGGGCTTCTTTGCGCTGACGGACAGTGGCGGCAGATTGTCACTATTGAGGACGCCCTTGCCGGTGGCTGCACCCTGTTCGACCTCGACCAGCTCAGACGCGAAAACAGTGATGAGGACTTTAAGAACCTGTTTATGTGCGAGTTTGTCGACGATAAGGCATCGGTATTCCCGTTCGAGGAGCTGCAGCGCTGCATGGTCGACGTGATGGAAACATGGGAGGACTTCGCCCCGTTCGCCGACCATCCATTCGGCTCGCGACCGGTCTGGATTGGCTACGACCCGTCCCACACCGGCGACAGTGCCGGATGTGTCGTACTCGCGCCGCCGGTGGTTTCGGGTGGCAAGTTTCGCATGCTGGAGCGTCACCAGTGGAAAGGCATGGACTTTGCCGCGCAGGCAGAAGGCATCCGCAGGCTCACTGAGAAATACAACGTCGAATACATCGGCATTGACGCAACAGGCCTCGGTCTCGGCGTATTCCAGTTGGTGCGCTCATTCTACCCGGCGGCACGCGGTATCCGTTACACGCCAGAAATGAAAACCGCAATGGTGCTCAAGGCGAAAGACACGATTCGCCGTGGCTGTCTGGAGTACGACGCCGGAGCAACCGACGTCACGCAGTCGTTTATGTCCATCCGCAAAACCATGACCAGCAGCGGGCGCAGCGCCACCTATGAGGCCAGCCGCACCGAGGAAGCCAGCCACGCTGATATCGCATGGGCCACCATGCACGCCCTGTTAAACGAACCGCTTTCTGCCGGTAGCGGCATGCAGCCTAAATCTATTCTGGAGTTCAACTAATGGGTAAACAAAAATCCCGTAAAGCCGCCGCGCAGAAAGCCCGCGCACCACAGCAACTAAAAGCCAGCGCACCGCAAAAAATGGAGGCATTCACCTTCGGTGAGCCGGTGCCGGTGCTCGATAAGCGCGATATTCTGGATTACGTCGAGTGCATCAGTAACGGCAAATGGTACGAGCCGCCGGTCAGCTTCTCCGGGCTGGCAAAAAGCCTGCGCTCTGCAGTGCATCACAGCTCGCCGATTTACGTTAAACGCAATGTGCTCGCAAGTACCTACATTCCGCATCCACTGCTGTCCCGTCAGGATTTCAGCCGCTTTGCGCTCGACTATCTGGTATTCGGTAACGCCTTTCTTGAGCAGCGCCACAGCGTCACCGGACAGTTAATCAAACTGCTGACTTCACCGGCAAAATACACCCGGCGCGGGGTCGATGACTCGGTTTGCTGGTTTGTGGAAAACTTCACTCAGCCGCATGAATTCGCACCCGATACCGTGTTCCACCTGCTGGAGCCTGATATTAATCAGGAGATTTACGGCCTGCCTGAATATCTCAGCGCACTTAATTCCGCCTGGCTGAATGAATCCGCGACGCTGTTCCGCCGCAAGTATTACCAGAACGGCGCGCACGCAGGTTACATCATGTATGTGACTGACCCGGCGCAAAGCGCGACTGACGTCGAATCGCTGCGCGATGCAATGCGTAACTCTAAAGGGCTCGGCAACTTTAAAAACCTGTTTTTCTACTCACCGAACGGGAAACCGGACGGCATAAAAATCGTGCCATTGAGCGAGGTCGCCACAAAGGATGACTTTTTCAACATCAAAAAAGCCAGCGCCGCCGACCTGATGGATGCGCACCGCGTACCTTTCCAGCTCATGGGCGGCAAGCCTGAGAATATCGGCTCAATGGGTGATGTTGAGAAGGTGGCAAAGGTCTTTGTGCGTAACGAGTTATCGCCCTTACAGGACAGATTCAGGGAGGTAAACGACTGGCTCGGCATGGAGGTCATCAGGTTCAAAGTGTACACCCTCGACAACCCGGAATAATTCCCCCTCAAGCCGCCAGTATTGTATTGGCGGCTTTTTCATACCCCGCCACCACAGTATTGGCGGCTTTTTCATACCCCGCCACCATCACGCCTCAGACGCCCCACACGCGCACAACCACACCCGACCACCAACGAACCGACAGCGACTATTAACGCGCCGTCACGACGCGCTCAGACGATAATTTTTATTATTACGCACCACCGCTGGCGCGCAATGCTTTCCCCGCCACGCCTGCCCGCTTTATGTAGCGGTTTTAATGCAGATGCATTTGGTCCGAAACACCAATTAGCTAGTCGCCTTAGACTGTGAACAGGCAACTTTTTTTTGCATGCATTTTGATGCAAAATCACTCATGAGTTATTAAGTTTTATTCATATTCTGTAGTGACACATAGCCATTGTGCCCAGCACTTGGGCATGAGTGGAGAAGGGATAAATTATGGTTTCGTCAAATGTTAAAATCACAGCTTTTCCAGCCAAAAGATTTTTTGTGGAAATGCTTACTCGAGATATTGAGTTATCTGACTCTATATTGGATTTACTTGATAACTGTTTGGATGGGGTTTTACGGAAGAACAACTTCACTCCAGAACAAACTTTCGGAAAATCAGATGTATACAAAGGTTATCATGCACACATCGAGTTTGATGAAAACTGTTTTAGAATAGTTGACAACTGTGGGGGGATCCCTGGCAATCTTGCAGAAAATTATGCTTTTAGACTAGGGAGACCTTCAGAAAGGGAGGCAGAAGACCTTCCTACAATCGGCGTATATGGTATAGGTATGAAACGTGCCATATTCAAGATGGGAACATCCGCTCAAATTTTGAGCAAAACAGATGTGGAACAATTTTCTGTCAATATATCACCAGACTGGATGACTGATGACAATAATTGGTCATTAGAACTAGAGAGAAATGATGTCGATTTAAACGAAACAGGCGTTAGCATTACCATAAATAACTTAAGAAATGATATTAAAGCATCATTATCAAGAGATCGTGATTTTGAAAGCGACTTAATAAATATTATAGCTAACCATTACAGTCTGATCATAAAGAAAGGTTTCGAAGTTAAAATAAATGGCAAAATTGTAAAACCCAATAGTACAACGCTAATTTTTGATGAAAGTTCGATTAAAGATAATACTGACGGCATAGCACCATATATATACAAAAATGAATCTAACGGTGTTTCAATAAAGGTTGCAGTTGGCTTTTATCGTAATTTACCGAGTGATGAGGAAGAAGATAATTTATTGTCAGGCCGTTCAACTACAGAGAAAGCAGGCTGGACTATAATCTGTAATGATCGCGTAGTTCTTCATGCAGATAAATCAAAACTGACTGGATGGGGAGAGGCAGGGGTACCTCAATATCACACCCAGTTCATTGGTATTTCTGGTGTTGTTATATTTACATCGTCAAAAGCTGAATTATTACCTATTACGACAACTAAACGTGGTGTTGACGGTAATTCAGAACTATATCTATCTACAAAGGATTTTATGAGAGAAGGGCTCAAATTCTTTACAGACTTCACCTACAAATGGAAAACTAATAACGAAGAAAGAAAGCAGATTATAAGTACTGCTTCAAGCCTAGTTTCAACAACTGAAACTGATTTCACAAAATCAATTCCGCAGGAAAAATGGTCTACAGTACGCCGTTCTATCGGAGGTCAAGTTTTCAAACCTAAACTTCCTATGCCGCGAGAAACAGATCCTTTACGCCAAATAAAATTTAGTCGTCGACATAGTGAAATAAAACTAGTCTCAGAATTTATCTTTGAAGATGCGACTCAGCCACCAACTGAAGTTGGTCAGTATTGCTTTGATGAATTTTTAAAAAAGGCTAAACAATGAGTACTGGTGGAAGTATCCCATATCATTTAAGGCAAAATAAAGCCATTGAAAGGAATCTATTTATAGAGACCTTGAGAAGACTGAATAATTATACGAACATATCCGAATATGTTTATATTGGGTTTGGAGGGCCATTCCTCGAAGATTTTAAACAAGTCCATAACCTTTTAAAAGTGAATAAGATGATATCTATTGAAGGTGATGAAAATGTACATCGCCGTCAACAGTTTAATAAACCACTATCTTGTATCAACTTAGGTGAAAGGCCTGAAATGAGTGGCGATTTTATCAATCGCTATGATTTCGATGAAAAAACTATAATTTGGTTAGATTATGCAATGCCATCCGGACTTAATTCTCAGTTAAATGAAGTTGTTAATTTAATTACCAAATTAAAACCAAGGGACATCTTCAAGATCACATTAAATGCACATCCTGAAACATTAGGAAAAGATCCAAGCGAAAGAGACCCAAGACCCTATAGATTTAGGAAGATAAATGAAATTTTAACGGAAAGTTTCATGCCTATAGACTCAACTGAGGAAGATGTTGGGTTTAAGAGATATCCAGCATTACTTATTAATGCACTGAAACGAGCTGTTGGGAACGGGTTAAGAGGACGTAATGATATAAGAATTCATCCTCTAACATCTTTTGTCTATAAAGATGGGCAACAGATGCTCACTTTAACAGCTATTGTTTTAGATAATTCAGACGAAGAGGAAGCAAAATTTATTGATTCGTCGAGAATAAGAAATTGGCCATTTTATGCGGGAGAATGGCGTAAACCAAAAGATATTAACGTTCCTGCAATGTCTTTAAAAGAAAGAATTCATATTGAGTCTTTGTTACCTGAAGCTACAGTAGAAAATATCTGTGAAGACTTAGGCTTCTATATAGGCTCCAATGCAGCAGGAGCCAATATAGATCTCAATAACTTTATCGAATACTACAAGATCGTACCATGGTATTCAAAAGTTCTTTTTTAACATTCATGCAATACTGATACAGAGGTAATAGCATAGCTTCAGCAACTAATGGGCTAACGCTATTACCTATCTGTCTAAAGCTATGCCATTTCGTAGGATGAAATCGGAACCAATCAGGGAACCCTTGTAACCTAGCTGCTTCTCGGGGCGTAATAACACGAGACTGAGTAGGATGAATAGGACGAACAGCTTGGTAGCTGCCTTTATCGCTTCCAGTTCCTGCTCTCAATGTTGGGCAAAATCCATTTGGATTAAGGCGCTGGGATTTTGAGATCTTATCTGTTTCCCCAAAGGAAAGATTTCCATATCTTTTAATTATTTCGTCTGTGTGTACAGTACCCAAAAAACCGGATACTAGCCCCTTCTCTAAATTTTTCAATGATTCAGCATCTCCTACATTGCTAGGAATATGCCCCCAAAGCCTTTCATAGAATTCACCTTTCCTGTCCATTTTGACCTTTCTCCAACCTTGTGATTCATTCTGCCATTCTTTCTTTATTATTCTTGGCAGACCATATAAGGCATCTTTAACAAATACTTGTTCAATTATATTTTTTGGAAAGAAATCGGATTCCTTTAATTGGCTTGAGTAATCCTTTCTAAAACCAATAAAAAATATACGAGTTCTTGTTGTTGGCGCACCATAGTTTGAAGCATTCACTTTAATCGGATGTAGTAAAAAATAACGCTCACTAACTAACGAGAATGCTTTTTCTCTTACGGGATCATATTTCTCATTCATAATACCCGGAACATTTTCCGCTAAAAAACAAATTGGTAATAATTCATTCACAAGACGAAAGAAATGAACATATAACTCGTTTCTTGTATCATCAGCATTTCCTTTACCTATAGAACTGAATCCTTGGCATGGCGGGCCCCCAATGACACAGTCTATTTCTTTAACATTACATGCCGCTAATATATCTTGTGCAGAAAGTTTACTGACATCCTTTTTGAGGTGTGCAGAGTTTGGAAAATTTAATTGATGAGAAAAAATAGCATGTTTATCTATTTCAACGGCCCCAGCTAAGTTAAAACCCGCACGTGCTGCTCCCAAGCTTAAACCGCCTACCCCTGAGAATAAATCAACTACATTCATATTAAGATAACCATGCTTACTAATCCAATTAATTATCCTGTATTCTACCATTACTTTAGCTTTTTGCTACAGATAGTCATTCCATTCATGTATGATGACCCATCAGGTTTCACATTTTACGGCTACTAACGCCAGCTCTCATCTTCCCATACTTCCTGAAGGATACTATCCAGCGCTTCGCGGTCAGGATCCTTATCGAATCCCATTAGCTCGACACCGGTCATGGCTCCCTTTTTAACCGTAACGCGGCGCGCGTTGACGGGAAAACTGACTGTAAATAACGCGCGTTGACGGGAAAACTGACTGTAATCGCCTACCTGAATTAACTTAGTTGTCATTAGCTCCACTCCGTTTCTGTTGTATACCCCGGCCACTCATCAGCGACCGCATAACTGAATTTTTTCTCGCCATATGTCACCGTTGCGCCCCGAGCCAGTACATCCAGTTCCCACCGTTCCGGCGTGATGCCGTGTTGTGCGAGGTCAAACCGGATGTGTGATATCTGGTCTCGCTGCGATTTAGTCAGGCGCGCTGAAGGTGCTAATTCATCCTGTTTTAACGGTGATCGGTTTCGTTGCTGCCTGTTTTGCGGTTTAGCACCCGCTTTTAGCGCTCCCCTGAGCACCTTCACGGCGTATTGGTCATTCCAGTCGATACCCCCAGCATCAATGAGATTTAGCACCGCTGCGGCTTGCTCAGACGGTGTGGGCGTCATATCTGTGGCGGTTCCGTTGGCAGGTAACCCACAGTTATTGACAGGACTCCGAGGCGCGGCGATGCCGCTTTTTAAAGTCAAAGGCTGAACGACCGGAACTTTCGGCACAATGCGCCAGTCCGTCGTTCTGGTGATATGAATATGACGCGCGCCGAGATGCGGCGCGTAAATGCCGACCACTCTCTCGACTTCTTCCTCGTACTCGTTAACGTCATCCGACGGGCTACGGGCAACCCTGACAGTCTGACAATCGCGCGGGACATTTGCCCCGCCCTGCGCGCTGATATACAACGCAAAATCACCACTGTCTGCGGCGGCGCGTGCAGCCTCGACGCGCTCGTCAAACTCATCAGCAATGCTGACGCCGCGAGGCAATTTGCGTAGTTCACGGTAAGCCCCCATTGTCGGCAGACCAACCGTTTTAAATTGCGGAATGCGCCACGTTGACGCCCATGCGGTAACAGCCGCAGCAGTATCTTTCAGCGGCCTGCCGGTATCGTTATCGAGCTGACCATCCAGTGCATAGCCATCGATGTTTTTTGAGATGTATTTCGCGATATACCCCGCAGCACCGCCCCGGTTAAGATGTTTTGCCTGAAAACGGTTTCGCGCGGCTCCTCTTTCGTCTCCATCCTCTTTGAGCGCGTAGCGACGCATGATTTCAATAATCTGGTTACGCTGGCGTGGATTACAAAAAAGCATCATATGCCAGTGCGGCGTTCCGTCGTGGTGTGGCTCGACGACTCGCAAACCGTAGACCTGTAAATCATTATCCTTGAATGCCGTGCGCATCAGGCTCCAGATACGGCAGAGATAACGCTGCGCATCCTTTGGATTAAATGCCTCATCGTTCCAGCCGTGATTAAGCTGGACGGTTTTACTTTCGCCTTTTCCGACCTGACGTGTCGGGTGATACTTTGACGGCGCGGTCAGCGTGATAAACATCCCCACATCACCCTCTGCGGCGGCGTAACGCTCAATACCGGCAATGGTGTTCATCAGCTCCATCCGGCGAATTTCAGGATTAGAAATACTGCCCATCACCTTACTGATAAGGTCGATGCGCTCGCCGGTTTCCCTGTTTTCAAGGTCACACGATTTAAGAAATTCCAGATTTGCCTGGCGGCGTGCACGCACATCACGAATGGCGTGTTTACTGGCATAAGGAGAACGGTCTTTATTGACCTCCCCGACAGCAATCAGTAACGCCTCATGCCAGCGCATACGCTGGCCTTTAAGCTGACTAATCCACCACTCATCGTTAAACAGACGGGCAATGGCAGAATATGCCTGCCTCGTGGTCATCTGTCCTTTACGGTATTTTTTCCAGTAGAGCGGGGAAATATTGAAAGCACGTGCAGCGCCAGCAACATGACCATACAGGTGAGCCTGCGCCTCATCCGTAAACAGCGATTCTTTTTCGCCATGCGCATCCACCCAGGCATCGCAGAGTTCCTCATACATCATGAAAAGCTGCGATGAGATACGGGCGGCAAACTTTTTCAGCTCCTTGTCATTCATTCCCGGCAGGCGCGCATAGTGGTCACGCTCTGCCAGAAACAGTAACGATGCGTCGGTGTTCATTTCATGGCGCTGATTCACACGCTCAATGCGCGGCCATAAACGACGCTGAAAAGTGGATGTGAGGAAATAAAACCCGTGCACCGGGCTTTTATTGCGCCGGATGTAGTCATAGCGTGAAGTAAACAGCGAGCGCAAAAAGTAAGGCAGGCGGTTAATCGTGGATAAAACACCTTGCACCTGACGCATCTCGTCACGTGTAAGGGGTCTTTCGCGCCCGACGGCCTCGCGTGGCGCGTTCCATGCATAAGCACCGGTAAACGCCTTACCGGTGCCTGCAGCAAATGCTGACGGAGGGACAAAACGCCCGGAGGCTTTAACGGCCATATGAGCCAAAAGCCTCTGAACAACGCCTGCTGAGTTGCTCAACCTGCGCGTTTAAATCAGCAAAAGACTTTGCGCTTCCGGTCAGAATATCGTGATGCATCAGGCCGGAAACGAGCTGGCTTAATTTCGGGTAATAACCAACCACCGACAGCCATTCCTGACCGGCGTTTTTACCGCTTTCCGCTCTCTTTTTCTCGTGGAGAATAAACTGAAAGCTGTCACTGGTAACGACATAACGTTCGCCAATTTCAATACGAATACTCATGCCGTTCTCCGGTAATGTTTGTTTTTTGCTTCAAAGACTGACTGACAGGAAACACAACGCGTGGCTGACGGATAAGCCGCACGACGGGCAGCAGGTATTGGCGCATCACACTCTTCGCAAACCAGCGCAGAAGCACCGCAATGTTTTACCCTTGCCGCGTTAATCTGGCGCTCCAGTAATTCAGCCTGTTGCTCCTGAATAAAATCTACGTTGTCCGGCATTATCAGCTCCTTTTATCGTTAAGTTTCCTGGATACATCAGCGCAATAACTGGCGAGTTCTGTCGTTAATTTTGTCAGTTCATCCACTGAGGAAATTTGCTTGTGGAACACAGCGCGTTTAACAAGTAAATTGACCACATCAGACAGGAGGTTTAATTCATTCTGATAAATCGCGATAACAGATTCAGTTATGTCGCGTTTTTCTTTATCAAGACAAAGTTGAATAAGAGACAAATCACCATTTTCCATAACGGCGATTTTTAAGGCGTTATTCAGTAATACAACTGAATGAGAACAGGACATCAAAGTACCTCCCCGCGAGACAATCCGATATTGTGAAATTTTTCCGACTCCTGACTGAGCAGCTCGACTATCTCCACGCGGGATAACTCCGCCTTTGTGATGTGGCGAATCATGGCATCAAGATGAGAAGAAAAACGCGTCGCAGCGTCGGCCTGTGCTTCGGTTCTGGCCTGTTGCAGCAGTAATGCGTATTTACCGCACTGATTTTCAGAAACTGTATGCATGACTTTCTCCAGGCAAAAAGAAGCCCCGCACAATTAAGTGCGTTAAAAACTCTGGTTAATTACTTAATGCAGATATTGCTCTGGTTTTACCGACGTCAGAATTGTCGGTGCATACTCAAACAGGCTGAATAATTCACGTAATGCACGGAATAAAGCATCACGCCAGTAACATGACTCTTCATTAATTCGCCAGTATGGCTGGTTAAATTCTTTTTCTGTCAGTCGTGCGTGCATAAATAAAGTACGGCGCTGACTGACTGTTAAAAAACTAATATATGCATACTCACTTGCACCGACCTGACGACGTTTTGAGAATGCCCCACGCAATTCATCAATTGCACAAACCAGCCGTTCACGTTCGACGTCGTTCATTTCTTCAAAACGCATCGTTGCGTGACGCTGTTTTAACTGCGCATGGAAGCAAACCGTTAGCCGTTCGCGTTCCATCATCTGATTATAATAATCGCATGTCTCCTGCCAGCGAGGGACGGCCAGATGCTTACCAATTATCCGGCGCATGGCTGCTGGCTGTTTTTCGACGAGATTAAGCGTCATCACTGTCATTTCCAGACCCTCCGGCTTTTCAGAAAGGTCAGAGCCTTTTTTAACGGACTCTGTTTTTTGGTACGGATAATGATTCCCTTACGCCCCTTCCCGTGGGTGATGGTGAAGTCAATCGCCCTGGGGCTTTCGTTACGCAGTAACTGAGCAATACAACGCGGCTCATTCATAATCACAACCCCATCCACAAAAGCCATGCATCACGCTGTTCAACCGGTCGGTTATAAAATGCCTCACGTACAGCGCGATTAAACTCTGGAATGAAAACCCATTTTTCACCGGCACGAGCCTTCGGTTTGCAAGGATCACGCAATTCAATAATTGGTAATTTATTTGCCTTCACCATTTCACTGACGGCTGTCTTTGGCTTCCCTAATAAATCAGCAAATTTATCCACATGAACCGCATCAAGCGGATACTGAATCACATAATTTTCAGCGTCCATATATGGTACCCTCATAGGATCCAGCCCTTTCTAAACCACTCAAAACCGTTTAGATGCTGGTTTATTCTCAAATCAATGGAACCTATATTAGTCCCTATATAGGCACCATGTCAAAT